TCTGAGTTTTTACTTAGAGCTTGTTTTTCTAGATTTACATATTCATCATACTTATTTCTCAGATTACCAGAGTAAGACTTAAGTTTTAATTTTAAGCTCTTTAATTTATCTTCGGAATTTTTGAAACATGTTTCTTGGTTTGCAATAAATTTCATTCTAGAATTTATTATTTCACTTATATTTTTTTTCTCTAACTGTAAGTTTTCTAAATCTAGTTCACCACCATCTATATTAACCAATTTTTTAGTTTGCGTTAATATTTTCTCGTTTATTTTATTACGTTCTTTTATTTTTGAAGTTTTTTCTTTATCTAAAATACCAAAGAAAATTTTTTTCTTATCTGCCAAAACTTCACATTCAGCAAGTTTATTTGTAAAATCATGATTTCTAAAATCATTCAATAATACTGTTATATCCCTAATTTCTTCATTTGCATTCTGGTATAATTCCTCAAAGACATTAAGATCCATAAATTGACTAAGTAGATCTTTTTTTTCTGTTTGAGTCTTATCAATAAAACCAGTATTGTCATTTTGAACAGAGAGTGAAGTTAAAATAAAGTCATCATAGCTACCAATATATCCTCTGATATTTTTATTAGTTTCTCTACGTTGTTCCCCATTTAAAGAGATGATTTCTTGGCCTTCGCCAATCATCCAAAAATTTACATCGACTCTTACACTACTTTTTCCTGTGCTTACTCTAGTTGCTTTTCTTTCTATAAAATAATCAACACCTTCAATTTCAAAATTAAGCTTACAATTAAAAGATTTTTTTTTGTTATTCATTATATCTTCTGCTTTGCTAGCTCTACTACATTTATCAAAAAGACAAAAAGATATTGAATCTAACAATGCACTTTTACCCATATGATTTGCAGCAAACAAACCAATGGTGCCATCCATTTTAGTAAAATCGACTTTATTATTTTCACCAAAACTAAACATATTTGAAAAATCAAAAGATTTTATTTTCCAACTTATATTTCTACCAATATCAATATCAACAAGTCTTTTGTTCATTTCCCTATTTATAGACTTTATATTATTTAACATAGAATCTTCTAGTAAATAATTTCGATTTATATAATCTTCCATTAAATGATTCTGATATTCTACATCCCTTAAATTGCGTATCATATCAAAACCCTTTTTTGACCCTCGATTTATTTCAGAAGAATTTTCTTGCCTAATAATAAAATAATCTTGGATGTTACATTTCTTTCTTATTTCTGTAAGTATTTTTTTGACGTCTGCATTATTTGTATTTTCGGTTATTAATCTAACCCTAGGCATTTTTGGAATATCAGAAATATCTGGGCATTGGCCATTAATAATCTTTATAGTATAATATCCATAATCATTATTTATGTTTTCAAAAGTTGATTTTCTATTTTTTACATCCCATATCATAAATCCGTGATCGTGAAATGTTTCTCCAAAATTTTGTTGTATCAGACTTGAAGAATATGCTATCGTTTCTTTTTTGTTTAAAAATTGTTTTTTATGTATGTCTCCAAGTAATCCCATATCAAAGCCATCAAAGACCGATAAAGACATTTCTGGATTTTTAACTACATATCCCACGTCAGTAATAGAAGAGTTTATTGGTCCATGATAAAGAGCAACTTTAGTTTTTGCCTTTGTACAATCACTACTAGGATAATTTTCCGGCTCATCAAAAACTGACATTACAACAAAGTCTACATCAGCAATACTATATACTCCAGTATCCCTTAAATAATGAAGGTTGGGATTGTTTATATTTTTTACTATTGGAGACAACGAATCCATCCTGCTTTTATTGTTTAGGTTGGCATCATGGTTACCCGCAATCAATATGGTTTTTCTTATATTTGCAAGGCTGTTTAAAAATTCAGAAGTTAAAGAAATCAACTCTGGTGATATATCTGTCTTATTATGAACAACATCACCTCCAATGTAAATTATACTACTATCAGGAAGCTTTTTGGCTTCTTTATATAGTTTCTTAAATATACTCCTATATTCTTTATGTCTTTTAAAATTCCGAATATGTATATCACTAACATGCAATATACTAGTAAGCTTATCGAAATTTGTTTCATATTTTTTTCTTATCAAAACAATTTATACTCCATAATTTTTTGAAAATCTAATTCTTTAGATTGTTTAATTTTTTTAGTAAACTCAAAATAACCTAAATCCGAGGGATCTTCATTCCCCAATTCTATAAGATTTACTCTAATGCCATTTGACATCAAATACTCACAATGTTTTAAAGATTGTTCAATAGCATCTCTATCTAATGCTAGATTAACAACTTTAACTTTATTTTCAACTATTTTTAATTTTAAAATATCCGGCATGTTTTTACCAAATAGAGGTATTGCATTCCTTTTAACTGCTATAGCATCAAAAGCACCCTCCACAATAGTTATAGGTTCTTTCCAATTTATCAATAGCTCAAAACCAATAATATTCTTAGTAACTTTTGGGTTTTTATGTTTAAATGATGTATCGGAATAATAGCTCCGACCCGTAAAAAAATTCAAAAGTCCTTTTTTATCGTAACTTGGTATTATAATCATTCCGGAATACAATCCCATTGTACAAAATCCAATATCATATTTAAGGATATCAAAAATATTAATATTTCTAGATAATAGATATTTTATTGCATTCTTATATTCAGGATCTTTTTTATTTGCTTCCCAAAACCTAGTAAAACTATCTGGCAAAATAAGACTGTCATATTTTTTATCACTGCTTTGTTTAAAACTACCAGTACCAACAATTTCAAATATGGATTTTTTTATTTGGGTTCCTACATTTAGCTTATTTACCAATATCGTTATGGAACGGCCTTTTGCATCGCAAACCCAACAATGCCATTTATGAGAAACTAAATTTATTTGTAATTTTTTTTTGTGATGTGAACAAAAAGGGCAATTAAATGCAACATCATCTCCGTGTAAATCTCCAGAGCCCAAAATAGTTTCTAAAAGTCTTTGTAATCTAAGATTATCCATAATTCATATGTAATATACGAAAAATAATCGAGATAAAAAAATTAAATTAGCTTTATTGACTCTAAAAAGGATTCGTCAATACGTATAGAAATAAATTTGCGACTTCCGATACTATCGTTATAAAAACCTTTTTCTCCTTTAGTATTCCTAGTAGTTAATACGTCAAATTTGTGTTGGAGATTTTCTTCTAAATAATTTACCTGACCTTTAGTTTCACCAAAAGTTAAAATATGAAATGTAAAATTTTCTTTACCATATTTTTCAATATCAATAAGTAAAGATTTAGAGCTACCAACATATTGTTTCCAATCTGATTCTTTTCTAATGATCTTTCTTCTGGTGGTGCCTTTTTTCTTTACTCTTCTAGTAGAATGGAAATATTTTCTTCCAATATACTTTTTATCGTTTATTTTATTAAGTATAAGATAAACAAAACCGTGTATATTATCGGGGACAGTTTCTAATAAACTACCTTTATATAACCAATGACTTTCCATTTAAGTGTCAAATCTCAAAACAAATTGTAAATCATAATCTTGTGAATTTTTAATAGGTTGTCCGGTTTTGCCAACTACCAAAAGTTCTCCTTCATCATTATACAATCCTATAGTAGTGATATATGGAGCAAAATCTGAAGATGAAACAAAGCCGGCTAATATTCCAGATCCAGTAGGAAAATTTGTTGCCAATAGATCTAAACCACTACCACTCATTGCAGTTGGGTTGGTAGGTACCATAAAATCACGTTCAGTAATTTTACACCTATATTCGTTTTCTATTATCTTATGTGTTCCTTTAAATGTAATTTGAAAATTGTCAAAAACTTCGGTATAAGCAGAACCAGTATTAGTAATAACGACCATACCATTTTCATAAAATACATCGCCAACATTATATTGTTCTTCTGCACCAACTACAAACGTAGATCCAACAATTGCATCGCCTACTCCATCTCCCGTATTACTAGCATCACTTATAAGATAACCAGTACCATCATCCCTTATTGTTCCAACTCCAGTAGATTCTATAGCAATGCTTTTTGGTTTGATACCATCTCCACAGATTTGTTCTGGTATAGATAATAAAGAAGCTGATACATCTAATTTTGTTACAGTGTTTGGTATATAACTCCCAATGTTCTGGCCCATATTTAAAAAATTATACCTGTTGGGTCTATAATATAATACATCAAGAGATCTCCAAGTTAAGGCATTATATACGCCGTGACTTAGACCATATCTTTCATAACCATCTCTTATCCACCTTGGATTTGGAAACCCAGATGTAAAAATAACGGGAGCTGCTGAACTTCCCGTTGATAAAAAAGTTGAAGAGCTAATTGCGCTATATACTTTTATACCATAACTTCCCGTTGTCTCATCAGTTACGTTCCAAGTTTTATGAGCAATATAGGGTGTTATACTTATGTCGTCATTAGGGACGTCTTTAAAAGCTATTGACATAAGAACTTTTCTATTTTAATAATCTAGTTTAACTCTTACTAATAATTCTCTACTTTTATTTTTTAAGAGTGGCTTACTTAATTTTCCAACCGCAAGTAATTCATTATTGCTATTATATAATCCAATAGTAGTAATGTAGACTTGTGGATCGCCAATCATAGATTGAAATCTAAATATTCCATTGGCTACTGATCCTGAAACAAATGTTGGATTAGAAGTAAAATTATAATCTCCATTTTTTACTCTTACAAAGTAATAAGAACTTTTTAAAAGCTCTTCACTTTTTCCAGAAAAATAATTACTTGCACTAATATGGTTAAATAGGTTACCATGATTATCAACGTTGGTTTCACTAGTCCTTAAAGTTGCCAAAGAAGCAGAAGCATCTAATTCTGTAGATCCTAATACAATGACACCTTCATCGGGATATAGTACACCAAACTCTTGATCGTTCGCCGTTGATACCACACCGCCTGCTATTGTACCGCTGACAATCTTATAAGTATCCAACCCATTAACCTGGACTGCAGGATTTATAGTACTATCATCAATTAGCTTTAGAGGATTTGCTGCTCCACTAATATGTAATTCCAGACTTCCTACGTTTAATTTTTGTTTATACCTATTTCTTGCTACATTTAAAATGTAAATGTCATTGGTTTCAGAACCATTAACTGTGAATTTTTTCGTTCCAGGTTCTAGTAATAAATTTCTCCATTGAGAATAAACTGCTCTCGTTGGAGTTAGACCATCGGTAGCGCCGGCTTCTTTAGTAGAACCACTGCCAGCATAATGACCATATGCTATATCAAATTGAACTTTAGCATTACTATCTGTTGAAGAATAATCATATATATGATAGAAAGATTCTGTAGTAGCTCCTTGGGTAGATGCTGTGAAAAAGCCCAATCCAGTAGTTCCATCCAATGTAGAGCCATTGCTCCACAATCCACTAGTAACCTTCTGAGCGGTTAAATTTGATTGAACATCTGCCGGATCAAATTGAGTAAACGTTGCCATTATGTATTTCCTTATTAATTAAAATTTTTAAGACTATCATATTATTGTCCTGTTGCTGAATAGCTAATAGTTTGCTTATTAACTGTAACAGTCACGGTTATATATCCACCAGTTTCATTACCGGTAATAATTATTGTAGTCGATTTATTTTCATTGTATTGTGGCACTGGCATTATATTGAAAGAAGTACCAGTTGCTGTAACTGTTTTATTGGATATGTTTGTTTGTATTCCTTGAGTATTAGCAACCGAAGTTCCACCACCAGCATTTGTACCTACACCTTCTATCTTTAAAACACTACCATCATTTACCGTAGCAGTATATCCCAATGTTGTATTACCATTTGCAGGGTTTGTAGTTGTTGGAGATAAAAGTAATCCGGGAGGTGCTAAATCAGATTCGATTGTAAATGAAGTTGTTCCACCATCCATTGATATTCCTGGCATTCGCTGAGAATTTATTGGTAACGATATTAACTTAAATCTCATTGTTTTGGTTTCGTTTGGATCAGCTTCCAATACAGACATATTTTCTATAGCCTGACCATAATATGAGCTACCATTGGTATTGGCAGGGTCATATAATTCATAATCTACTTCATCATCTCCAACAGCAAATTTTACTATTTGGAAATTGCCGGCAGGTTGAGATAATATCTCTCTACCTTTTTTTGTCAAAATAGCATCAACTGTAACAGAGCTATTATCAAGATATTTCATATTTTTCCTTTAAAGAGTTTTCTTCTTATATAAATATATTTCTATTTAAATTTATTCCAATTAAATTGTAATTTTTATTATTAACCACCATAGCCAACTTGACCGCCGCCTCCTGTTGTACCAGGATTACCTGAGGTTCCTCTACCAGTTCCCGGTGTACCAGATCCACCTTGCCCGCTACCAAATGATCCGCCAGTTTGTTGTCCTTGTTGTTGTGTAGTATTTCTTGTTCCGCCACCGCCAGGAGATTGTGTTGAAGGTGGTGCATTTGATTGACCTCCAGATAGTAATGTAGATAGTAAAGATGGAAGTGGAGATCCTGGAGTTGTTGCTGGATTTCTAGGTGGTGGTAATGGTGAAGCTGGTGGTGCTAAATTATACCCTACAGAAACCGATACTAGCATTTCACCACCGGTTTCATTAGAATATATAGATATTGTAGTTTCTTGTTTTGTTGTCAATCCCGTATTTACAGGCATTAATGAAAAATATTCTCCTGTAACAGTAGCGGTATTTTTTCCATTCATTTGGCCCATTACGGTTTGATTATAATCTGGAGTTAATATATCATCCCATGAAAATACCCCAGTATTATTACTTAAAGATCCATCATAATTAATATCCCAACCTCTGGGACTTAAAACAGATGCATCTTTAACTACTAAAGTATATCCTAAATTAGTATCTTGAAATCTATTAGAAGAAGCTACGGGACTAAGATTTGGATTTGCTGGGTCTACTATATATGGTAATAAAAACAATCCTGGAAATTGAGTTCCGGGTGTTATAGAAAAATTAAAATTGTTGGTATATGCTCCAGATGAGTCCCACGGGGGAGTAATCGAATGTAAACCTAGAGTTGGTAGTGCGGTTATGTTTATATCCAAAGTCATTAACTTATGACGTAGATTCTTTAGTTCAAAAGGTGTTGGTTCTAAAACCGGAAGGTTAGCTATTGCCTGACCATATAATGTAACGTCACTTTGGTTTTCATCATATATTCTATAATCTACACCATCATCCGAAACTGCAAATTTAGTAACTTCAAAATTTCCTGCAGCAGAACCTTGACCAGTCGATAATAATTCTCTACCTCTTCTAGTTAAAATAGCATCAACTGTAAACGTTTCCGTATCAATATATCCCATGTTAATTATTCCTAGTTACCCATAGAAAAACCCGGAGGCAATCCATATGTATTTCCCAAATTATTTCCCGGGGGAGGCTGAACATTAACTTTTAAAGTTAATTTACCTGCCGTTTCATTTCCTATTATAATTACAGTTACAGATTTTGCAGGATCTCCCGATCTTATTGGAAATGGTAAAACACTAAAAGAAGTACCAGTTGCTACAACTGTAGATTTACCAGTTTCAGGATCAACAACAAAATCTGTATTTCCTAATTGAGCAGAACGCGTACCTCCGGTAATATTAGTTCCCTGACCTTCTATTTTTATAATATCACTATCCATAACTTTTGCAGTATATCCCAAAGTAGAATTACCATCCGATGGATTAAATGTTATTGGACTTAAAATTAATGGATTATTAGGGTATGAATCTATATATGGCGAATAATCCCCACCAGCCAATTGCATAACAGGTACTGATGAAATATTCTTTGGTAGGTTTAACAATTTAAACTTCATTGTTTTATCACCATTAGCATTAGCTTCTATCACTGACATATTTTCAATAGCCTGACCATAATAAGCAGATCCATTTGAATTAGCAGTATCCCATAATCTATAGTCTACTTCATCATCAGCAATGGAAAATTTAGAAACTTTAAACTTGCCCCTACCCAAAGACAATAATTCACGACCTCTTTTTGTTACTGTTGCATCTATCGTTACTAACGTATTATCTATATATCCCATAATCTATTATAAATATCAAACCTTTATATTTTAAAGTTGATAGGTTCCTCTACCACCTCTAGTTTTAGGAGTAACAGTTATTGTTTTTTCAGTTTTACTAATAGGTGCTTTGTTTGGATTTGGTGCATCGTTTCCGGCATAATTAAATGGTATAGAAACATCAGGTGAAGCTGCTTCAGATTTATTTAAGCCGGGAGTTCTTACATAATAAACATTATTCGTTGTTTCAAATACTTCAATTACTGGTTTATTATCTGGTACATCCGAGGATGATTGATAGTTAGACGCAGAATCACTACCAGTAGCACCTGTTGAATATATTCCAGATGAAGAGCCGGCTGTAATAATTAATTCACTAAATAGACTAGATCCTTGATAGAATAGATTGTCTGTACTCGTAGGTAAATAATCTTGAACTCTAGCATATTCAAAAGATGAGGATTCATACATTCCTTTTGAAGCACTAACATCTGCATCAACTGGTGAAATACTACTAGTGAAAAAGCCATTACTAATTTGTCTAATTTCTGAATAAATCGATTGCGTTGCCATACTAGATAAAGGATCTCTTAACCAATATGCATTTTCATCTATAGCGAAACTACCAACTATAAATGTACTACCTATTTCTGCAGTGCCAATTCCCTGTGCAGGAGTTCCTTGATTTTTCCAGCTATACATTGAACCATCATATTGAGGAGATCTTTCTGAAACCTTATCGGAGAAAATACTTGCACTGATTCCTGATTGCAAATCTTGATAATATGGAACGTTTGATTGTGAAGCATAAACTATAACATCACTATCATTAAAATTACTTATGTTAAACTTCATTTCTGGAGGATCACCTATAGGAGAATTTCCTTGGAAGCTTCCAGATAAGTTACTACCTCTTACTTTAGGTCTTTCTAGTAAATTGGGCTCAATAGTTATACCAACAAACGGTTTAGCTCTTGCTGGTAACATCCTTTCAATTTGCAGAAACAATGCTTTATCAAAATATTTCATTAATCTTAAAAATGCAAATATATTATACTTACTATTTAATTTTTTCTTGTAAGCATATTGTAATGCATAAAGTTCAGAATATTGAGTTTTAAATTGATCTCGAGGATCTCCTACAAAATCATCGAAAGAAAGTCCGCCAAACTGATAAGCTATATCCAAATTAATATTATTGGTTGGAGATAATGAAATTGATATTTTTTCAGAATCCAAAGGAAATAAATCAGTAGAGCTAGACTGGAAACTCATTACGGGGTGTAAACTTTGTGAAACTAATATATTGTCTTTTATTCTTATTTTTTTACTTATATCTCTAGATCCAACTAAATCCGGAATTCTAGTATAATATGTTTCTTCAAAGTCATAATAACCTGTAGCTGCTGAAAACCCTACTGCGGATGCACTAGTAGAACCACCAAGAGAACCTGTAGAATATTGATTTATAGATTGGTTAACATGACTGGAAGATATTCTAGTATAAACAGATCTATCTAATGTTTGCAAATCGCTCCCTAAAGTATATCTCCTTACTAATAAATCAAAAGAAGCGCTATAATTATTTCCAACTATCGATAATGGCGAAAGAGCATGTGCACCCAATATATCATCATTTAACTGCTCCATATATTGTCTATATTCTTGCATAGATCCAGAGAATACAGAACTAGGAAATGACGAATGTACAGTATCCATTGGAGAACCACCAATTCTTAATCTTGTACTTCCGGAAGCTGCCCAAGCTGCATTATAACTACCACTAAGATTTCTAATAGTATTATCGGTCGCAGAATCCAATGTTGCGCTACCACTATGGGTTATCGTACCATCGGAATGGTCTGCTGCTTTTTTAACTTTTAAAACCCAACTTTGATTGTCTATGGTTTGATCTGCTGTAGCTGGTTCACTTGTTGCCAAACTGATATTCCACCAATCACCATCGTATAAAGGAAAATATTTTGTAGAAGAGGTTGCATATCCATTACTACCACTTAATGCAAAAGTTAATCTTCCATAGTGAGGTAAGTTATTAGTATTCGAAGAACTGTGTTCGGAAAAAACTCCCCATTGAATATCATTTGCTTTTGCAGATCCACTATTTACCAATAATGAATAATCTGAACTTCCTGTAAATCTAGCTCTGAATTCTTGCATACGCGGAAGACCTTGGAGATTGGTATTTATGCTACTATGATTAACTCGATTCCAATCACAATTTATATAGGTGTCAAATTCACCACCTCCAAAATTCAATGCGTAATTAAACCGATCGTGTTGAAAATTACTATTTGCACTTTGGGTTGGTTCCGGTCCACCATATTCTCTTATCTGTAATATTGTAGAAGGTATACCATAACAAGTCATTAGAGCTTGTAAGCCTCTTTTAGTTCCTTTTGTTTTATAGAGATATGGCAAATTGGTTAATATTCTATTCCAAACTTCTTTTGTGATATCACCTCTAGCAACAGAATCTCCATACCCCAAAGATGCCATTGTTGACGGACTAGAAGCAGAAGTTACATATTGACCAATATTATTCGGATCCAAAGAAGAACTAGCATAACTACCACTTGCTCCAGTTCCAAATGCATAAGACCATAATGCTTCTAAATCAAACCCACCAATAGCATCCCAACCAAAAGATTTTAAAGAATCCGATATCAGATCTTTAGAAAGGCCCCTATATAATCTTTCATCCCTATTGTGTAATTTTCCAATGTGATCTATATAGTTATAAAGTATATCATAATGCTGGCCCATCATATCCACAAATAAAGTATAATCTTCGTTTTCAACTTTTTCTCTTATGTGAGCAGGTATTGTATTCCTTAGTATGTGAGGATTATTAAGATCATAAAGTGATGCAGAATATATCTGGCCTGTCCGATCTTCAACTTTACCAAACCAATCAATAGCTTCGCTAGAATATACTTTGGATAATGTGTATGGTTTTATAGAGTTTGTTTTTGGCCAAGTTGTTGGTGTAAATTCCCCATAAGAGCTAGTAGAATAAGATGCACTTTCATAATACAAATAATGCTCATAAGGATCAAAAGTTCCAATTAAAGAATCTTTTCTTCCTTGCCACTTTGATCTATTTGTTATAAACTCGGCTGATGCTGTTACATCGGAAGATCCACTAAGGTCCGCGGAAGAACTATAGTCTGTTGATAGACCAGCTATCTCCGAATCATAAGTTTCTACCAATTCTAATTTATACTTAAAGTTTCGAAGTCTTTCTTCTGCAGAGCTAAAATGTACGAATTCATTATAGTTTGCAAAATCAATTCCTAATTCAACTCCTTGTAAACTTCCACTAAAATATTTATTTATTAAATCTCTTTTAGTATTACCATCTGCTGCTAATAAAGAATCATAAGATTCATAATCTGTTGTGTTTGCAAACTGATCGCTATTAACATTAACATAAAAGTTGGGACCCAATAGCTGGAAAGGATCTTCACCTTCTTCGGGAAATGCAGAAGTTATAGATACGGGAAAATAAACAGAATCAACCACTGGCTGTGAGATCATACACTCTTGACCTACCAATATATCTCTGCTAATCGCATTTGGAAATTTTACTACTATAGAATATGGAGGCTTTGTAACTGTTACCCGATCTTGCACCCAATTAACAATAGGAATTAAATTATCATCTCCTAAATTTAAAACCGGTAATATCTTCTTATCTCCAAAGTTACCTAAAACAGAACCTGGAGGGTTCCCAAAATAGTCAAAATTTTGATTTAGATATTCTTCTAGACTACCAGGATTAGATCCATTTAAATCTGGATCAGATACCTCTAACCTTACTTCCAATCTTGATGGTGAGATTTCAGTTATAATGGGTTTAGGACCATCAGTAAAACCAACTAGATTTCTATTGAAATTTGCTTTTACATTTATATTACCAAAAAATCCAGATAGTCCTTGGAGATTGTCAACTAAATTAAATTTTATAGAATCAGAAATAGAGTTTGCATCATAAGTAGCATTGTAATTACTACTGAGCAATTTACCATCATCGTCATATAAGTGAATTTCTAATTGATCATAAAGTTGTGAACCAAATAAAGTATTTGAAACACCATTCTTTAGCCTATTAGATTGGGAATCTTCTAATATACCGAGTCTTTCACTTAATATGTCTTTATAGTTTAAATTGGGCATTTATTGTTCCATAAATTTAATATATTACATCATTGTGTTTAAAAGCACCAAATTTTATTTTATCTCGGCTTGACCAAGGTATTCCATTAGGAATTTGGTTGCTGATAATTCCCCAAGTTGAACTCCAAGACTTTAAATCAAGTCTTACATATCCATAGGGTCCCACAGAAGTTGCCTTTAATCTAATTCTACTTGGATTATGATCCCAATCTACACTAGTAATAGTTCCTGCACCATTATTAGATGGTATATCAAAAGGTACCAACACATGTAGATGTCTTCCTGAAATATGGAATGGGTTAGCTTGGTTTCCAAGAGTTACTGGGCCTACATACATAACAAAATATGTAGCTTTTAAATCCGGATAATCGTCCATATCTTTTTGACTTGGTTTTTTTATCCAAATACTATGATACCCATTAGCTCCGACTCCCCTAGGCGTATAAGGGTAAACTCCGGGTATTTGATCATCCCCGGTTACACCAGCTGTTCCAGGTTCAAAGCCATTAGCGGACCATACACGATCTTTCCAGAAATCTAAATATCCTGGTAATCCCTGTCCATATACACCCTGACCGGTTTGATTTAAAGTACTTAGAATCAAAGAAGGACTATTATTTAAACCAGGAAGAGCTACTGCAAAATCTGTTCTTTCACCGCCTGCTATTGTTGGTAATAAATCTTTTTGAAACGGTGCAAATCCATTTCCTAAATCCCCACCGCCTACTTCAAAATGGTTACCTGCTGGTGCAATGCCATCGGTAGAGTGATCCCAATTTATACCAACAGGTACCTGGTCGGGACGGGATGTATCATAAGTTCCATCACTATCTGCCATAAATATTAAAGGCGGATAATCTGCAGGTACTGGAGGAGGAGTATTATCACTTACAACAATCACAGCTCCAGCTGTTCTACCAGGCTCAGAAGTTGCTGAAGATTCATCAAATGTATAATATTCTCCCCAGGGTGCTGAAGTAGCAGTTTGATTATCCCAAGCTTGTGTTTTCCAAAATGGAGTTCCATGGTATAAATTACCAACCCCCATAGTTCCTTGATTCAGTCCATAATCTAATGGTGATATCCCAGTACTATCCGATCCACCCCAAACCATATATTCTATATTGGTTGAAACAGCACCAAGACTATTTCTAACTATTAAAGTTACATTTATAGCTGATGTGTCAAAACTATTATCCCCTGCTACGTTTCCATGATTACGACCTTGGCCAATTATCTGATACCACTTATCTGTAGATACAGTTTTCCCATCTACAATCCATTCATATTCTAATCCATCCTCAACTTCTACATCAACTCCACTAGGATTATCTAAACTACTATAGGTTAATGCCTGCTGTGTACCCTCTTCCGTTTTAAAGCTATAAGCATCCGCAACCAATAAAGGACGATCATCATTTAATACTACATATTTTCCCAAAGAATCGGAGCCAAACTGAGAAGCATCCCTAATATAATCTACGCAATTATAAACCAATATCCCAGGAGGCATTGGATACCACCTAGCAGAATTTGGAGATCCCCAACTATCAATAACTACCTGCGGAGGTGCATTTGGATTGCTGCCGCCAAATAAACCGTCTTGATAATAATCTTCTTCTGTCCAAACATCATTTTTACTTCTATTGCCAGTGAGTATTTGTGGACCGGATGGCCATCCACCAGGACCTGATTTATTAGACCAAACTTGTCTAAGAGTTGGTGGGGCTTTTGGATATCCAGATCCCGGTGCTGGGATTAACTCATGAATCCTAACATCTAAAAGGTTATCAAAATAAGCCTTATTGAATTGCTTCAATTGCTTTTTAACTTTCACAGTCCCATAATTTGGACTGGGCCCTAATAATTGTGAATTGGGATTGTTAGGATCGGTAAGGGCAAAACCACCATCTGAATTTAATGCTAGTGTACCATTATTCAATACATCATATTGAGCTTCCATCATGCCATCATAATTTACAGCTCCCAATTCCCAATCAATAATATTTTGACTTATTGGTGTTAGTTGGGTTTGAGTGGGAGCTTGAGGATATAATGAAAGATATGTAGGATCTATAACTCCTCCCAAGCCCAACAAATAATTTATAGCATTTTGACCTACATCGGAAAAACTAGTAGAATACCCATATGTTGGAATGCTACCAACTAATACTCCATTTAAATCATAAACAAAATA